CAGAATAAACAATTCCTTAAAATGGAGAATTGCATATCTACCTTTTTTGTGTAGAATATGACACGACTGGTAAAGTTTACGTTCTTTCCGAGACGAAATTCCAATTCTTGTTAGCGTTTCTTTAATTTTTAAAAAACTATCCTGGGTGGGTAGCCTTACTTCTACACCAACACCCTTAAAAATATCTTCCTCTTGCATAATATTTTCACCTTTTTATTATAGTTATTATTGGCGACAAACTGTAGGATATATCATTTCGAAGTACCTCCAGTTACTAATTTTTCATGAACAGTGGCAAGTTGCTCTGGAGATAGAGCCTTTAAATAAAGTTTAGCAACTGTTCGGTTACACGAATATACATTCTGGATTGCATCAAGATCCTTATTTTTATCTGCTTTGTGCCATTTGGACCAGCGTTTACGTTTACGCAGGGCCGCACGATAGTATTGGAATTGAGCGTCTGAAAAAAGATGGGACCGCATGTTCATTTCATTAGCATGCAAAACAGTATCATTGAAGTTTGCAAACCCACGGTTTACAATATATGGCGTATACTGTTTTTCGATGAGATCTGGATTTTCACTTTCGTGAATAAGGTCCTGTTTAGTCTCGGATGCCGCCTTAATAAAATCAAATGGTGTTATTTCGTTCTTCAATTACAATCTCCAATTCCTTCATAATATCGTCAAATTCATTAGCACACTTTGGGCATATGTTGACCTTATGTTTTCCCTCCAGTGTATCCATATTTATAGTAAAACAGTCCTTACGATCCGCAGTTTCCTTGCAGAAGAAACAAGTATGCTTTTCGATAAGTCGTTTCACCCATTCGCCCATTATTTAAAACTGACCTCCATCATAACCTCAGTAAGGAAGGCAACCATATTGACTTCAAGATCAGCCACAAAATTGGCCTTGTACATATAATCGGCCATGGTGACAACGAATCCAGGTAGACTACGGAATTCAACCTTGTCGGTTGCCGCATCATAGATTCGACGGAACATTTCATTCATATCCTGATCAGAGTTATTGGCAACCCATTTACGCATATTGGTGAAGTCTTTTTCCTTGAGCAAACGGAACAGTTCGTCGATAGATTCCTGTTTGATATTAACAAAGATACCTTCGTCAATATTACCAGAGGCTGCATAGGACTGTAGTTCGGTCAGTACACGACGGAAGTCTGGAAAGTGTTTTTCGATAACCTTTGCCACAACCTTTTTGTCATACTGTACTGATTCCTGGTCAAGAATTGTTTGTACACGTTTGAAGAATTGTGCTGCAAGTGCTGGTCGCTCTGACGTTTCTATAGAGAAATCGATTTCAGATAGTCGAGAACGGAGAGGAGAGATAATCCGATTTTTGAAATTACAAGTAAAAATGAAACCACAGTTTGCGGAATATTCCTCAATGAAGTTACGCAAGGCCGGTTGGACCGAGGTGGCATTAAGATAATCTGCCTCGTCAAAGATTACATATTTACGGCTACCGGTAAGGGAAACCGCAGAGGCAAATGTGGAAATTTCATATCGGAGAGTATCGATGTTGACATTTAGTGAGCCATTTTTGACAATGTAATCACAGTCAAGTTCATCAAGCATAGCCTTGGCGATTGTAGTTTTACCAACACCAGGGCCGCCAGTTAAGAGAAGATTAGGAACAGAGTTGTCTGTTACAAATTTTTTGAATATGTCTTTAGTTTTGGCTGGTAGGATAGTGTCGTCAATTTTTTGAGGACGGTATTTTTCAACCCACAGCACTTCGTTTGCTTTGGCGTCAACCATTTTTTCACCTTTTTCATCATGATATAGAACATATTATATAATAAAGAGGGGAGGAAGTCAACCCTCCTCCCCATAAGATTGTTAGCTAACAACCTTGTCTGCCAATTCACCTTGAGGTGGGACCTCAACATTGACAGCTTGGTTTCCATCAGGTTGCTCTTGTGGAGCTTCCTGATTCACATAGGCCTCGAGTTTGTTACGAAGCATACCGATACTGGCAAGTTCGTTTCCTTGAAACCCGCCACGACGAGTAACTACGTCGATCAGTTGTACGACCGTAGCGACATCACCGATAGTCAGTACGATTGGTTCAGGCGCTTGGCCCATCATTTGTTCATTCATATCTTTCATCCTTTGTTATAAGTCGACTTAGAATCAATTGCCACGAAATAGGTTACATCAGAACCCTTAAATTCCGAGATACCTTTTGAGCAAAGCGTAACTCGGTAATCTTGTGGCAACAATTTGAGATTGTCAGTTTTAATGACAATTTTAAACGTATCGGCAGTTTCACCAATTTCAACACCAAAATCGTCAGCGCCTTCATTAGAACTGTCGATCGCCTTGAGATAACACTTGCCGTCTACACCAACAAATGCAACCTCAGTAAACTGAAGCACACCTGCGGCCTTTAGAACGGACGAGATGTCATCCCAGTTTACATCAACCACCACATCGGCTGATGGGATGGTAATATCTTTTTCAGGTGGAGTATGGATCATAGAAATGTCTGCATAGACATATTTGGTCCGACGTTTACCTTCAGAGATAATAAAGTATTTATCATGAAACTCAACATCAGGCTCTTCATAAAGAGATAAAATTGAAAGAAAACGAGACATATCGTAAATACATGCATCAGACGGAATAGTATCCGGGATTGTTGCATTTGCGATAAGTGTTTTCTCGGGTGTAATGGTCCGAAGAACATTACCTTGTCGCATGAGAATTGACTTGTTGATTTGAGAGAAACTCTTCAGAATAGTAAGAGTGCGTTCAGAAAATTTCATTATAAAAGGTCTCCTTGCAAGTTTTTCATTGTTTCATTCTATTACGTTTTTTCTGATTTGTCAATGGGTTTTTTGAATCTTTTTTGTAATTTTTTCTCTTTGATGATGCATCAGCCGTAGCAGCCACACCTAGAGATCCAATGGCACCCATATCGCCTCGGAACACATATGAACCCACGTGATTGATTTTCATCCAAGGGCACATCCATACAGTCATACCAGCATCACGAGCCTTACGACAGAAGAAATAATCCTCTGAAAGGTATCGCTTGGTTTCTGGATCAATGATACAATCAAAATATGCATGTATTTCTCTACTGCCATCAAAGTTATCTGTACGTGCATGGTCAGGCAAATATGCAAGTTCTGGATATGCATCACGGTATTTTTCAAGTACAGTCCGAGGAATAAGCATAAAGCCTGTCCCTGCCTCACGGACCTCTACTGGTTCGTTTAGTTCAAATGAGGTCTTACCTTGTACTGGATTAAAAACAAAATCAGATACAAATCGTTCCAGTTCAAAAGGATTATTATCAGCAACCCCAGCATCAGCGGCTCGTTTTACCTTTTCCCAGGCAATGGTTTTCTTTGGGTACGGAGCAGTAATGATGTCGTATTTTTCTGGGTACTGAGTCTGCAGACCTAGTAATCCAAGAACATCTCTGGCATCAAACCCAATATCAGAATCAATAAACATGAGGTGGGTAAAATTAGACCTAAGAAATTCATCTACGATATAGTTCCTAGCCCTTTGAACCAAACTTTCATTAAAAAGAAAATAATATTTTAATTTTATTCCAGCAGATGTACATAACATTGAAAGGTCATTTGTGGCCTTTGTATACATACCCCCAGCTTGAGCACCATACATAGGTGTCCCAACCATAATAGAATAAGGTCTTAGTTGTTCAGTTGTAATTTGAAATTGCATTATTAAATTTGCTCCATATCATTTTCTGCTCTTGCAATTGCTTGAAGTCTTAAAACATCTGCAAGAATATCCCAAGAACTATCATGATGCATAAATGTTTGGTTCCATTTAGATTCGTCAGCTATAGGCATAAATCCATTTTTCTTGGGATAATCCAATTTAGCATCAATCCATGTTCTTGTATCACGTAGAGACCAGTGAGGTAGATATTCATGGACCTTATTAAGGGCATTTTGAGATTCAAATAAACGCCACAGAATAATAGGATCAAATGAATTTGATCTTGACCACCAGTAGTCAATTTTGCCGTGAGGGGTTAAGTAATCAAGGAACTGTTCAGTAAATTCCTTGACGGTGATGTCGGTGTCTCTTGGCTTGATATTTGCACGAACGTGTTTTGGTTGTTCCTGCCAAAACTCAAGTGTATCTTGTTCAATTTTATAATTATAATTCTCAACCTGATCCGTCACCGAGAGTTTAAACTTTTTCGGTTCGCGGATAGATGCCAATGTATAGGGGGATCCAGAGCAGAATCTTCCGGGTTCAAATACCATTGCAGAGCAATCAATTACTACACAGCTAGAAGTATCTGTACCGAAAGTTTCGAAGTCAAGTATCAAGTGTTTCATATTCAACCTTTATCATATTATAATGTACTATTTATAAGCAATTCTCATCACATGCAAAGATCTTCATACATTATTGTGTGTCGTCTGTGTCCTGACTTGTCGTATTTAAATACTGGTACAAATCCAAATAGCTTTTTAAGAATCATATATTTAGTTCCCTAATGTAATCCTTTAGGTTTTTCCGAGGAATCCATCCTAGGTTTTGTGTTTTTTCTGAAACAACTGGTGCTGACATACGATTTCCACGACGCTCAGGTAGCATTTTGGTATTCCTATTGTACATAGCAGCGACCTCAAGAATCGTATATGAGTCAGGATGCCCAATACCATATTCATCACCATCACCATACTCAGCAATAAGAACCAGTGCGTCAACGATATCGCTGACATGAGTAAAGTTACGTTTTTGTGTGCCAGGTGAAACAATAGTAAGATCATGACCAGACCGTGATGCCTCAGCAAATTTAGCAATTAGAGTTGCATATTTGCCAGTCTGAATTTCACGAGGTCCATATACATTATAAAAATATGTAATAGCATATTTAATGCCGTACCATTCACCATAATTTTTAACGAGTTCAGTATTGATTGCTTTAGACCAAGCATAAGGACTCATTACATAATCATCAGATTGATCTGCAAATTTAGTGCTAGAACCAGAGTAAATTAATTTGGCACCGGTGCGCCGAACAAATTCAAGGACCTGAAAAGTCCCTTTAATATTATATTCATGGACAAGATCAATGTCCTCAAAACTTTGTTCGACCCTGGAATATTCTCCCAGGTGGTAAACATAATCTACGGGTGGCAGTCGCATTTTATTAATGCATTCTGTTGAGCCTGTAATATATTCCACACCATCAATATGATTTTCCTCACTGCCTGTGAAATAATTATCAATCGAAATTACAGAATGACCCATCCCACTTAAGCGTTCACATAAATGACTGCCAACAAAACCAGCACCACCGGTTACCAAAACTGTTAAATTTTTACCCACCATGTATAGCCTTTCTACCAGTTGGGAACACATCAAGACTGAAGGAAGGATCCTCATACTGTTCTGGTGTTCCATATTCACGCATTAATTTCATACCATAATTATCCACTTTATTGACTATGTCAACATCTTTTTTCAGAATAAGTGGATTTTGTCGAGCAGGTTGACCATCTGCAGTTTTAATGGCATGAAGATCAACATGGTGGTGTGTACGACCATAACGCTCAACTAAAGTCACCACATCTGGATGCATTTCTTTGAGCATTTGAGATTTACGGAGAGAAGCATCTTCCTCGTAATTATTATAAACCTCAGTGGTATTACCACCCTTAACGGTACCAGTACGAAGTTTACCACACAGGAATCCATACATCAACATGGTACACAGCCCACGCTTGAGTACACGGATAGATAAGTCTACGTCCTCGTTGAATTTACCACGCCATTTTTCTGGGCAGTCATTATCAATAAGAAAACAACTCATGATTCGAGTATTTAGAATATAAGGTGGGTAATCATAGTCGTCAACCACAAAGAATTTATATTGGAGACCAGCCAATGCCACATTTTCAAACCGATCAACAAAGTCCTCGGTAGAACGGAAAATAGCTGAACCCTTGTCAACACGGTACCGTTTGTTTTTATGGACACGCCAGAACTCTGCAATGTTATCATCCATCAACCAATGGCGTTTAAAACCATTAGCCTGTGAATGTTCCCAACACCAGTTCCTGGCAGGACCAGAGCCCTTACCGTGATTACTGAATGGTAATGCCAATACCTTTTTAGGATCAATTACCGAACAGTATTTGTCATACTCTTGTGGTTCGACCGCAATATAATACGGAACACCCATGCCCTCCAGAGCTCTACTGGTGTAACGTGACTCATGCCGACCTTTGGAAATAATGTAGATCGGATATCGTGTAGTAAATTCCTCACTCATGTTCTTCAATGTACCTATTCATATTATTACGTTCACGACCCTTTTC